TGACTACAACCCTAAAACAGACGAAGAACAAGAAAAGAAAGTAATTGCTCAACTTATCAAAGGTTTTAATGCTCACGGACAAATGGGAGCAATCTTAGTAAGAGAAGTAGATGACAAATTTGAAATTGTAGATGGTTTTCATAGATACAAAGCCGCACTTGAAATTGGAATGGAAGAAGTGGAGGTAAAAAACTTTGGAAAAATATCTAGAGAAGAAGCAATAGAAAGAACTATATCAAGAGAGGGAGTTAAACACGAAATGGACGAATTGGAATTAGCAGGATTAGTAAAAGAATTAGTAGAAAAGAAAGGATTAGATAAAACAGCCAACGCTTTACCATATTCAGCAGAGGAACTTCAAGAAAAAATAGATATGCTTCAATTTGACTTTGAAAAATATGATGAAGCTGCAGAATTAAAAGAGGGAATAAAAGTATTTAAAATTAATTTCGAAGATGATGAAAAATATAATACAATACAAAGCAAATTCCTAGAGATAAAATCAAACTTAGATTGTTCAGATGAAGACGCTTTATTTACAATAATTAATCAATATGAATAAGACTGAAATAGAAAAAAAGAAAGATATTAAAAAAAGACTTGATGAATTAAAAATGCCTAAAACAGGTAGGAAGAATAAACATCTTTCATCTACTAGCTTCGGACAAGAAAATGCCAACCCATTGTCTACACCAGAGCAACACAAAAAATGTATAGGTTTAGTAATGAATGAGAAGTATAAAACTAAAGAAGAAAAAACAAAAGTATTATCTTTATTCGCTACTCATATATCTAAAGGGAAGCCAGACAAGTCTTTTGTAGAGGAAGATGTAAGGGTAATGAATAGAATGTTAAAAAACATTGTTAAAGTTTGTATGAAAGAGGGAAAAGACCCTTATGTCGAGTATCCCATACTAAGGGAAGTTGAAAAAGCAAAAAGAAAACGATTAGATTACTGGATGACTATTGGTATTGTTGGAACGACTGGAAAACTAGATGGATTCAATTCAAAGAGTTGGCAATTCATTATGTGTAACCTATTTAAAGGAGATTGGAAATTACGCCACGATGTAACAAGTGACGACAAAGCCTTACAAGGACCTATTTTGTATCATAAATATCCTACTAAAGATGCCATTATCATTGAAGACGATTGACGAATGCCTTACTGATATTGTTAGAGAATTATCAGATAAAGAACCAGAGGGCGTTTGGCAACCACAACCAATTCAAGAAGATATATTAGTTTGTAAAACTTTTGAAATATTAATGGGAGGAGCTAGAGGAGGAGGAAAGACAGAAGTTGGAATTGTATGGTTAGTAGAGCCTAAATATATCCACCACCCACAGTACAGAGCGTTGGTATTAAGAAAGAATTTTAATGACTTATCAGATTGGATTGATAGAGCCACACCACACTTTGCAGCCTATGGAGGAGTATTACGAGGAGGAGTAAGTTTAGAGTTTAGATTTCCAAATGGTGCTAAAATTAGATTAGGACATCTAAGGGACAAAAAATCTTATTCAAAATATATAGGTCACCAATATCATAAAATACTCACAGAGGAATTAACTTTGATTGATAGCGAAAAGGATTATGTTAAAGTAGTTGGATCTTGTAGGTCTGCTATTCCTGAATTGAAACCACAAATACTAAATAGCACGAATCCAGGAAATGTTGGTCACGGCTGGGTAAAAAGAAGATTTGTAAGTTGCGCTCCTTACGGAGTAGAACATCAACCAGCAGACCTAGCAGGGAGAACTAGAATTTATATACCAATGAAATTAGAAGACAATCCTGTCTTGATGAAAGCAGACCCAGATTATGTTAAATTCTTAGAGGGATTAAAAGAAACTGACCCTGCATTATACAAAGCTTGGCGTCACGGAGATTGGGATAGTTTCGAGGGACAATACTTTAATAATTTCAGTAACGACCTCCACGTAATAAAACCTTTTAAATTTAGGGAGATAGAAATTAAAAGACGAGTAATATGTCTTGATTATGGTTATTCAGCTCCTAGTGCAGTCTATTGGCTTGCAGAAATGACAAGTGGAGAAGTATATTGTTATAGAGAGTTATATAAAACACAACTAACTTATACAGAGCTTGGTGCAATGATAATGGAATATACGCCAGAAGAAGAAAGACACAATGCAACAGTAGTAGCAGATCCAAGTATTATTAATAAACGAGGAGAACATAGTCATTCAAGTGGTAAAGAGCAAATGATAGAGGGTGGATTAGAACTAGCTTTATACGGAGCAAAAAATGCGAGAGTAGATGGTTGGCAAGTTGTAAGAGATTATTTACAACCTAGAATGAATGGAATGGGAGAAAAAATAGCAACTTTAAAAATATTTGACACTTGTAGAAACTTAATTAGAACGCTACCAGAGATGGTACACGATGACAAGAAACCGGAGGACTTAGACACTAATACGGAAGATCACTCATCTGACGCATTAAGATATGGACTAGTAGAATTGAACGGGGGCTTTACAGATTACAAAAAATTAGATAGAATGAACATAGACCTTATTAGACAAGATGAAAATCCTTTAAACATAACTTTTTAAATTATGGAAAAAGAACAACAAATTGCTCCTACTGGAGTAGAGAACAAAGACCTTACAGCGCAAGAGTGGGGCGAATCTTTTGGAGCTGATGGTACAAAGAATTACGATGGTTATATCCAACAGGATTACAATCATCTTTTTTCGGATAACAGAAGTGCGTCAGAAGTATATGAGAAGATGAGAAAAAACGACGCTCAAATCAATGCAACTTTGCAAGTGATGTATCTTCCAATTAGAACGACCCTTTGGAATATAAAACCATTTTCAGAAGATGACAGTAAAGATAAAGAGATTGCAGAATTTATAGAAAAGGCTTTGTTTGAAGAATTGGATTGGGATTTTCTATTATCGCAAATGCTTTTAATGTTACCATTCGGTTATTCTGTCTTTGAAAAGGTATATAAATTTGAAGAAGGTAAATTTTTCTTAGAAAACTTGGCTTATAGACGACCAGAAACTATATTGAAGTGGGAAACACAAGAGCAAACACCGGGAGTAACACAAATACTCAATGCACCAATTGCAAGCGGTATAAACAAAGGAAAAAATCAAATATCAATACCAGCAGAAAAACTTGTTATATTCACTCATCAAAGAGAGGGTAATGACTACCAAGGGACAAGCGTATTAAGAACTTGTTATAAAAATTGGTTATACAAAGATAATTACTATCGTTTTGACAGTGTAAAACAAGAGCGTGAAAGCTTAGGAGTACCAGTAGTATATCAACCACGCAATACAGACGCTAATACTCAAACTAAACTCCAAGAAATTGTTGCCAATCTAAGAACTGCTAAAAATGTTGGTGTTATAATTCCAGGATCTAAAGAAGATGGTTGGTCTTTTGAATTTGCTTCTCCTGCTGGTGGGGATAAGACTGGAATGTGGGAAAGTATTAAACATCACAATAGAGAAATAAGTAAAAATATATTAGCTCAATTTATTGATTTAGGTTCAGAAAAGGGTGGAAGTTATGCTTTAAGTGAGAATCAAAGCTCAATCTTTATGCTTTCATTAGAAGCAATCGCTAAAAATATCAAAGGAATAGTAAATAAATATATCATTCCAGAACTAGTAAAGCTTAATTTTGATACAGAAGACTACCCAACGCTTGAATCAGATAAAATTGGAGATGTAGATATAGCAACAGTATCAAGTGCATTATCTCAATTGACTACTGCTGGGTTACTTAGCCCTGACTTCAATACAGAAAACTATTTAAGAACTGTTTTACGCTTACCAAAAAAATCAGAAGAGGATTACATAGCAGAACAAGAAGCAATCAAAGAAGCAGAAGAACAAAGCATTGAAAAAACTTTGGCAAAAAAGGTAGAAGTAAAAAAAGAAGAAAAGGAAATGAAAAAGATAGATAAGAAGAAAGGCTTTAAGGATTACGACTGGATAGAGTTCGCCAAACTGTTTAATAATCAATCAATAATCGATATTCAAAATGAACTATCTCCCGCAGAACGTGAGGAGCTAAAAAAAAAAGGATTAAGATTTAATGAATATGAATATAAAGCTTGGAGACCTTTGACCTTTGCAGAACGCAAGGTCAATTTCTCTTTGATTAATAAAACAATGGATAAATACCAAGAAAAATTAGATAAAGCCTTATCTGTTATAGAAAAGAAACAAAAAACCGATTTATTAAAACAATTAGACAAAGCAGTAAAGAATAATGACATAAAGGCACTTGGAGCTATTAAAATGAAATACAAAGGAGAATTAAGCCAAACAATTACAGATATACAAAAAGAAATATTTGAAGTTGGTAAAAAAACAGCTTCAACTGAAATGAGCGTAAGAGTACCACCTACCAAACGAGAGGTACAGGGTGCTATGAGGGTTCAAAGTGACGCAATGGTATCAAAGGCTACTAATGATATTGAAAACTCTATTATCACTAATACTACAAGGGAGGCAAGTAAAGCAAATGGACTTTCAAAAGTAAATATCAATAAAGCAAGCATTATAGCTTCTAAAACTATTGATGATATATTTGTAAAAGCAAGAAGTGCCTATAATACTTACGCAATAGGTGGAGCTATTAATACTGGAAGAGCCAGTGTCTATGAAAGATACCCAGAGAAAGTTTATGCAGTACAATATTCAGCAATAATAGATGAAAGGACTACTGAAATGTGTCTTTCTTTAGATGGTCGTGTATTTCCTGCAGGGAGCAGTGCTGCAATGGATTATGAACCACCTAATCATTTTAATTGTAGATCTATTATGGTAGAGGTATTGCAAGAAGAGGTATTTAAGCCTAGAATAGATACAGAAAAACCTTTGAAAAGCATACCACCTACTACTGATTTAAATAATCAAAAAAAAATGATAAAACCAGTAGTAAAAAAAGGAAGCCCAGCAGTAGGACAAATCCAAAAAGAAATAACAAGACGAGAACAATTAGTGGTACAATATGAGCAAGCAAGCAAATATCCTAATAGGGTCAAAGTACACGAAAAGAAAATCAAAACATTAAAAAGTGCAATCAAAGGTAAGTTTATTGAATTTATTAAATCAAGTTTAAATGGACGAGAAACGACTTAAAGAAATAATGGCTGAACTAGATGATTTTTCAGCAACACTTGACTCTTTTCACGATGAAGGTATAATGGAGGTAGAAAGACAAGAGGCTGTAAACATATATTTAGATCTTAGGTTCGTAATAGAAAGACGAATTGAAGCTATAAATAAATCAAAAAAGAAAACATTTTTAATTCCTAGTAATTTAATTAAAAGAATATGAAAAAAACTAAAGACGTTAAACCAAATGTAAAAATCTTTTCTGCTTTTGAATTTGGAGATAAGACAGAATTTATTGCAGGCGACCAAGTAGAGATACAAATAATGCGTACAGGAACTTGGGATCACCCAAAATACGGAGAAATGAGCGTAGATATTGGTAACCTAGAAGAAGTAAAGGAAAACTTTAGAAACCAAGTACTTGGAAGAGATTTATATGTAGATGAGAACCACGAAGAAAACCACAAGGCTTTGGCGTGGATTAAGGAGATTTTTTTCAATGGTATGGAAAGATTATACGCAACTCTTGAACTAACCAAAAAAGGAGCTGAATTATTAACTGACGGAGCTTACAAATATTTTAGCCCTGAAATTTATTTTAAATACGAAAACCCAGAAACAGGAGATATAATAAGAAATTTGCTTGTAGGAGGTGCTTTTACCAATACTCCATTCTTTAAACAGATGGAACCAGTATTAGCGAACGAAGTAGCCGACCAACAATCAAAAGACGTTATAGACCCTAACAATATTTTATTATTTTCTAATTTTAATTTGCAAATGGACAATTTCTTGCAAAAAGTCCTAGAGCTTTCCAAAAAAGGAGAACTCGAGGCAAGCAAACAAGACCTATTAAAAGAATTTTCAGAATTTTCTGATGATGACAAAGTTTCAGTAAAAAATGAACTTATCAATACATTGGGATTTTCAGAAGACGATTTTACAGGCGAAGAAGAAGTAAAGGAAGAGGTTAAAGAAGAACCTACTGACGAAGAGCTTAAAGAAGAGGAAGCTAAAGAGGAAGTAAAAGAAGAGGAAAAAGAGGAAGAGGAAGAAGTGAAAGAGGAAGAGGAGGAGGAAAAAGAGGAAGAGGAAGAGGAGGTCAAAGAAGAAGACAAAGTTTCTGCTTCTGAACTTGCTGACTTAAAAGAAAAAGCAAGTCAATTCTCTGAAATGGAGAAAAAGTTTAACGAACTTAATCGTGCTAAACAGTTTTCTGAAATGAAAAGTCAAACTGGTAAATTCGTTTTTAGCGAAAGCAATAAAGACGGACGTATTTTACCTAAGTTTTCAGATGACCTAGCAAAAATTGCATTATCTTTAAATGAAAAAAATCGTACTAGATTCTTTTCTATTTTAGAAAATGTAAAAGCTTATTCAGAACTTTGTGAGGAAATGGGATCTAGCAAAGAGGGAGAGAAAGCTAATGCAGACAATGCTTTAGGTAAATTCAATGACCTTGTAGCTGAACAAGTTAAGAATGGAGCTAGTGAATACGAAGCTCAAACAATCGTATCAAAGGCAAATCCAAGCCTAGTAGAACTTATTGGATAATTTTTATTTCTTAAAATTTTATTAAAATGTCACAATTCACAAATGACAATATCATTTCCGTTAAACAGGAAACTGCTATTGCACCCTATCGAATAGTAAAAGTTGGCACTGTTGCAAATTCAGTGATAGAAGCTACTGACGCAACTGCTCCACTTTTAGGTATTTCTTCTTCTGTTGCTTCTGATACAGCTGGAGAACCTATTGGAATTTATTTAACTGGTGGAACTGCTAAAGTAGAAGCAAGTGCTGCAATCGCTGTCGGAGCAAAACTTACTGCTACAACTGGTGGAACTGCTGTTACTACTACTACTGCTGAAGACTTTGCAATTGGCGAAGCTCTTGAAGCGGCTACTGCTGCAGGAGATATTATCGAATGCACAATAGCTCCATATGTTTACCCAACTGCTTAACTTTTATTTCTTAATTAACAACTTAAAATGATCAAATCAAGCTCAACATATGTAAGTCGATTGCTAACAAATCAATCACTTGCATATCGCAATGAAAATTACATTGCAGACGAAATTATGCCTACTATCGTAGTAAAAAAAGACACAGCTAAAATTCTTTCTTATTCTGCAGACAATCTTCGTATTGTAGAAACAGTAAGAGCGCAAGGTGCTAAATCTAAAATAGTAAACCATTCAATTTCTATGTCAGACTTTTATTCACTTGAAGAACACGCTCTTTCAGAGTATGTATCTCTTGAAGAATATGAGAACGCTGACCAACCTATCGAACCACAACGTGACGCAATGGAAAATCTTATTGATATTCTTTCAGTAGTAAAAGAGAAATCTTTATCTGATAACTTATCAAATACTTCTGTTGTAACAAACAATACAACTTTATCTGGTACTGACCAATGGAGTGACTATTCTAATTCAGATCCAATAGGAGATATCCAAGCTGCTATTGATACTGTTGCAGACGCTACATTAAAAGAGCCTAATACTCTTGTATTTGGTCGTTCTACTTTTAACACATTAATCCACCACCCAGACTTGATTGCTCGCGCACAAGGTGCAGTAGTTGTTACAGCTGATGTTGTAATTGCATTGCTTAAAACTACTTTTCCTTCAATCGAAAAAGTATTAGTTGGACGCGCTGGTTACAATTCTACAAAAGAAGGACAATCTGCTTCTCTATCTCGTATATGGGGAAAGAACGCTTGGGTTATGTATATTGAATCAAATCCACGTTTAAAATCTCGTTCATTTGGTTTCACTTACAGACGTAAAGCAAACCGCGAAATTGAAGTTTATCCAATGAGTATGGATTCAGAACTTTCTGATCGTAAATCTGATAAAATTAGAGTATCAGACAAATATGACCAAAAAATTCTTGATGTAAACTGTGCTTATCTTATCAAAAATGCGATAGCGTAAACGATTTACTCCGTTCCCTTAACTGGGAGCGGGTATAAGTTTTTTACAATTTAATCAAATGTCCTATGACTAAAACAGAAACAACTCACAAATTACTAGCAGAGGCAGGCTTTGTGAAAGGAGAGAAAAACTCTATTGAAGCTAAAACTTTTAAACTTCGTACTCCAGTTCATATTTTAACTAAAATGTTAGAGAAATATTTAGATGAGGGAATTACAGAAGAAGTAGTAAAACCTAAAGCAAAAAAAGTAAGCAATGAAAATATATTAGTAAAAGCATTGTTCAATATTAAACATAATGGAACTCGTTACATAGAGGGAGATGTATTTGAAATAAGCAGAGAGGGTGCAGAAAGCCTTTATTTGGCTGATGTTATTTCTTTTGAAGATAAGAACGAAGAAAAACCTTTTTTAGAGAAAAAAGAAGCAGAAAAAGCAAAGGAACTAGAAGAGCTTGCAAATCTTAAAAAAATCGCAGAAGGACATTCTGCAAAATTATAATCTATTTTTTAAACTCAATTTAATATGTCAAAATTTGTAAGAAAATCATTTACTTATGAAATCCAAGCAGATGACACAGCAGAAGCAATTAGTGCTACTTCTCTCGGTTGTAATGATTTCACAATCCAGTCAGATGTAAATAATTCAAATCCTATTTATGTAGGAGATAGTGCAGTAAATTCAGATGGTTACCCTTTAGAGGCAAGTTGGACTATTTCAAGCTCTAGTCCTGCTAATTTGGCTGATATGTATGTAATGGGTAAAGACGGAGAAAAAGTAAGAGTGTTTTATACTCAATCTTTAATTGGTTAATTTTTTAATTTTATATAATGGCAAATTTTTTTAAAAAAGTCTTAGTTGGCTTACAAGTATTAATATTATCGTTGCCATTATCGGCAACGGCTCAAAGTAGCACCACGACCCAGAATTGGATAAAAAAAGGGGTAAAGCTTAATGCAATTTCAAGTACAGTAACGCAAATATGTAATAAGACAGGAGTAGATTGTTTATCTTTTGCAGGTGGAAGTATTGGAGATATGCTAAAATCAGTCTATGATCCTACAAATCAAAATAAAGACGCTTTTTCTTTAGCGAATATTCTTGGAGTATTTAACCCCCAAGCTTTTACAGGTGCAACAGCAGACGCTACACCGACTGATGATGATATTATTGGAACAATAAATGACCCACTTGGAACTCCTGCAAGCAGAAAGGTTACTTTGGCAAATTTATATCTATATATCAAAAATCAGATAAATACAGGAGGTGCATTAGATAATGTAGCTTACCTAGACCAAGCAAATACTTTTACTTCTACAGGAAATACTTCTTTTGCAGGGAAAGTAGGTATAGGAACAACTACACCAGACGAAAAACTAGAAATAGCAGGCAGATTACACTTAGGACAAACGACAGCTCCTACAACAACTACTGATAAATTATATAATGTAGGTGGAACAGCTTATTTTAATGGACACAAAATTGAGAATACAGGAATTACACAAACAGAAACTGGGGTAACTAGTTTCGACATTACAATTGTAGATGGACTAATTACCAGTTTTACCAAGAACTAACTTATTATTTTTTAAACTTATATAAAATCGACAAAAAATAAGCCAAATAGAAAAGGAGTAATATGAGTGATAAAGAAACAATGGAGTATATTAAAACCTTATGGATTGAAATTATGAAGAACGAAAGGAGATAGATGAACGAGATAGCTAATAGTATCTATGCAAATTCAGTTATACCTAAACCTAAAGTTAGACCTGAGATACATTGCAGGCTAATAAAGAAAGGTACATCTCACGAGGAGATAATGGCACGAATCAGGCAAACCATTAAGGAGGAGGAAGCAGAAGCAAAACAAGTCAAATCTAACCCAGTTCAAAATGAAAAATTATCTAAAAAAGAACGAAAACAGCGAAACAGAAGAAAGAAACGAAATCAAAGAAAGGCGAGAGCAATTAAGAAAAGACAGAGAACATCTCCATAATCTATTCGATGTATTTTACAGAGAAAACGATGATGAGAGGTTGCACGACATAATAGTTAAAATCACACAAAACCATAGGGAAGAATATGACTGTATCAGATATGAAAAACTTGCTTGACTTAACGACTAAAGAAGTCAATGAAATAGAAGAAGAAGTAAAACGAATCCAATTAAAAAAGGAAATGCTAGATAGAGTAGACAAAGCTTGGTTCTACAACCACCATCATATGATCGAGTAAGTCAATCGGCTTGCACGAAAGAGTGGAAGTCAGCAATGGCTTCCTCTCACAACTAATTTATTAATAACTAACACATATGCCTCCAAAATCTCCAATTACCACGTTAATCATAAGCTCTGTAATGGTGATAATATCATTATTCTTATCTTATGTATTTGCACAAGTAAATGAACACGATGTCAAAATATCAAGCATAGAAGCCAGAATGGAAATGTTCGAAGTGATATATAGAAAAATAGATAATATGGCAGATGATATAACTTCTATCAAAATAGATGTAGAAGTATTGAAACAAAAATATATTAATGAAGAATAATTTTTAAAAATTTTTACAGTTATGCTTTTACCAGAACAACAAAATTTATGGTACTTGAAAAATGGAGATTTAGTATCTATACTGCAAATAGGAGAATTATTAAATAAAAATGGCGATCCTTTAAGTAGTGGTGGTAGTGTTAGCCTAACAGCCTCAATTGATTTAGGTGGCATAACAGCAGGAGATACTTTTACTGAAAATACATCTCAACAAATGTGGGATTCGCTTTTAGTTCAAGAGTTATTTCCAACACTTACAAATCCAAGTTCTACTTTTACAGAGAATGTTGGAACATATTACGAAGTAGGAGATTCAATCAATATTAATTTCAACGCTACATTCAATAGAGGAAGTATCAACCCAGCATATACAACAAGTGGCTTTCGTTCAGGACTACCAAATACATATAATTATACAGGAACAGGATTACCTACATCTGTATCAAGTACATCATTAAGCAACGCAAATACAGTAAGTGGATATACAGTAGTTCTAGGCTCTCAATCTTGGACTGGTAGTGTAAGTTATAATATAGGAGAACAACCACTCTCAAATGAGGGTAATCCATACGAAAGCCCATTACCTGCAGGAACTACAAGTAATATAACTCGCTCATTAATAGGTGTTTATCCAGCTTATGCGACTACATCAACATTGACTGTTAGTAAGCAAGCATTACAAAATATGAATAATATTATTACTGCTAGTATGGTCACAGAAGACGGAACAGATAAACAAGCTATTGAATTTCCAACTGGTTGGCAAACTATTACAACGCTAGAACAATATAATACATTGTCAGGAAATTGGGACAGCGTACCTCTAAGTACCTTTACTCAATCAGTAGTAACACACAGTATACAAGGAAGTACAATCAATTACACAAGATATGAACATAATGGAGCTACAATAGGAGCAAGACAATTACGATTTAATTAATAAATAATGGCAAGAACAAAAGGATTACTAGATATATCGGCAAATTTTGAACCTGAAACAGCTACACCTTTCGACGCTCGTGCAAAAGTATTAACAAAAGCAGACTTATTATTAACAGCAACTTGGGGAACATTCTCATATAAAGGAATGCCTGTATCAGTTACAGATGATAGCACAGCAGAGAATAATGGATTGTATATACTCAAAGAAGATGATTTTACAGCAGAAGCAAGTTGGGAACAAGTAGGGAGTGGAGGTGGAGGAGGTGGAATAGAGAAAGTAGATGCTTTACCTAGTCCAGCAGTCAAGGGAGATGTTTTATTTCTGAATACTAACAGCCACTTATATGTTGGCGTAGAAACTTAATTAAAAAAATATGGCTTTAGAATGGCACAAAGTAATGATGGAGAGTGATATTAAAGATGTAATAGGTATATCTGGGGACGCTGGAAATGGAAATATTATTACACAAGGTATCAAGCAATATGTAAGCGTACCTTACAATGCAAATATTATTGGATATAGCATTATATCAGGCAGAGGGGAAGCAGGTAATATCTTAGTAGATGTTTGGAAAAAGAATGGAGAGAAACCTACAATAACAGATAGTATTACAGACGGAAACTATTGCTCATTATCAGCAAATGATTATTATTATACAAATGATCTAACAGACTGGACTACAACAACAGTAGCAGAACAAGATGTACTTTGCTTCAATGTAATCGCAGACAGTACAATTCAAAGTATCAAATTAAATTTATGGATTAATAAAACTTAAACTATGGCAAATATTTATGTAGATGTAATATCGGGGAATGATACAACAGGCGACGGGACAGCCTCCTTACCTTACTTAACAATCGAAAAAGCGATGGCAGTAGGAGTAGAGGGTGTAGATGAAATTAGAATGGCTAAAACGCCAGATCCAACACAAGTATCAGCTACTTTTACGTTCACTTGCAATTCAAAAACTATCACAGCTAATGCAGATGTTACTGGCGATTTTGCAGTAGGAGATTATATCGCTGCACCAGACTTCATAGGTAATGGAACGAATGCTTATTTTATGCAAAGGATTACAGCTATTAGTTATGTAGCACCTACTACTACTATCACAACTGATATTAATTTCTATAATGGCAAGGATACTTACAACACACCTGCAGCTGCAACAGAAATTACATCGTATGCAAAAAAAATAAACTACACTGTTATTGGTTCAGCAGGAAGTGTAGGAATGACAATCACAAAGGATATACCTATTGTTGGTGGTTACACGCTAGCAACAGAAACAAGAGATAGTGCTACCTATGTTACAAGCAATAACGCTTATAATTCATCTAGTGGTCAGTTCTTTCAACTGAGTGATCACCTTACTATGAGTTACGTCAATATCGTAAACGAATATCAACTTACTGTCACAGCTGCCTATAAAAGAATGGACTTAAATAACTGCTCAATATATCTATATTATAGATTATCGAACACTTTAAGATCTTCTTTCGAATGGAATAATGTATCGCTTGGTAGTTATGCAAATTATGCTTACTTCACACTTGTACAATCTGGTTATAATTATGTATTTAATAACTGTAATCTAAACGTATACAATAAATCTTTTCACGGAGATACCAATTTCACTTTCTCAAATTGTAAATTATTTGATTTTGCTGGAGTTTTTACTCAAGGGAGTATGAATCAATCCACTCGTAATTTTGACTTTACAGGTTCAGAGTTATGGTATTGCAATTATGGAATCAGGGAAGCAAATCAACTATATCTTGAAAATTTAGACTTCTATTTATGTAATCAATGTATCAGAACAAGAGGTGGTCAAGGTTCTGTTTATATTAATAATTGTAATTTCTACGGATGTTCTTATGGGATTTATTCAAACCAAACGTCAGGACACACAATTTCTAATTGTACTTTTGACGGATGTAGTTATGGATTTTATCAGTATGATCAGTATCAATATGGAGCGAATGTAGTTAATTGTGATTTCAAAAACATAGTTAATTATGGGATTTATCCTCACGTTTCCTCTGGTGGTGTCAAGGTAATTAATTGCACTTGTGATAATACAGGACTTTCTTCTTACAAATTCATCAGAAGAGTTACATCAAGCATTCAAAATATGGTTCCATATTATTCTACACAAGGTATTGACCAATACTATTATCCAGACGGAACTTACTATGGAAAATTTGATATGGTAAATGACAACATTGTTCACTCAAGTTATCCTAGTGTTAAAGTACAAAACAAAAGCACTCAATCAAGACTTAAAGCACCAGTACCTATTGCTACAACTTATGTATCAGCAGGAGTAGGTAAAACTTTCAAGATATATATCAAAGCAAATGTAGGTTGGACTGGAGATATTGATTTCAAATTTACTTTAAATGGAGATATTATAAAAGAACTCACAACAGTTACTGAAACAGAAATGACTACTGATTGGGTAGAATATACCTTTAATGTAGCAGCAACAGATATACCTTATAAAGGAGCTTTGGAATTATGTATTGTAAACAATGCTAATACTATTCCTTGGTACTATGATGATGTGAGAGTTAGTAATTATTCTTAATTTTAAAACTATGTCAGTTTTTATGTTACAAGGCAGAGCGGTAATCTTAAATGATGATGAGGATGTAGAGGCTACACCTTTCAACCCATTCTCATATTCAAGATTCTTCCCTATTGCAGATGGTGCTAGCTTTGAGATAACAGACACACAAGAGATTTGGACTTCTTATATTTAATAAATTAATCAAAATGGAACTATCAGAAAAAGGATTCGTAGATGATAGAGATAATATCAGATACATATTTAAGACAAGTGATTTATCACTTTCAGATGTAGACGGAGTGGCAAGCTTTATGCTTGTGTTTTATTCTTATGACGCAGATACAATGGACTTCAGATATGAATGTATATGTCGCACTGGAATAGAATTATATCAGAACTGGACTAATCTAAGGGACGCTTATGTATTATTTGCAGAAGACTTAGGCTGTGGAGAGGTAGAACTACCAGAAGATATGGATAACGAATTATTTAATTAATAACATAAATTTTTTATGACAAACTATGCAACAGTAAATGATGTCAGAAATGAAGCAGGCTTTGACCAAAACCCAAACATTACTGATACAATTATTGAAAAATATATAGATCAAACACACGGAGAGATTTTAGGCATTATTGGAGGTGTTTATAATATTATAAACCTTGATGTAAGCAATGTTAATTTCATAAGCTCACAAGCAGAGGATATGCTCACAAGAGCAGAGCAACTAATTTCTGCAGGATATTTAATTTGGAAAGAATATGGAACGCAAGGACTTGATAAAGATAGTGACGGACGAGCTAAGGT